CATGAAGAACAACACGAACTGTAGCAGGTAAAACCCCCCCCACTTCATTGGGTACGGCTGATTCGGCACGTACTGATTCCAGCAGCCGAAGATCAACCAGAAAAGCATCAAGATCCAAAACGCCAGACTTATTCCCATAGTAGACTTATCCTTTCGTTACGGAGACGGTATCGTCTTTACTGAGTTTGAGCAGGGGCTCGGGTGGCGGTTTGACCGCCATTCGATAGAATCCTTCCTGCATCCCCACTTGCGCGGCAGAGTGCAGGATTACGGAAAAGATAGCCGTCGCGGCTGGGATCTGAATGATGAGCGTGCCGCCCGATGTCCAGCTTCCCGTCATGTTGATCTGAAAACCAACCGAAGTTAGGAATGCGATTACGATGGCCAACGTTCGGTTGATGGTGTCCGTTCTCGCCGTGAGCCAGGGGAACCACGGCGATCCCTTGAGCCACTGTAACAGGTAGACCAGGATGATACTAATGCCCGCTTGGCTGCCGAGTTCAGTTGAGAGCATGACTCCTTCTTTATGCGGACACCGTAGCCAGATCGTCCGTCAATGCGGCGATGTCGAACCCAGCCGGGCATTGCCCGTTGTCGGCGAGCCAGTCTTGCGAGATGACCACATAAGCCTCGTCGCAATAGGCCTTCATGAATGTGGCGTCGGTTGCCATCAATCCGCCCCACGTAACTGTCTGGTAGAGGTCTAGGTTTGGGTCCAGTGTGGCGTCTGCCTGACCGACGCAGTGCCCGCCCCAACTACCGGGTTCCCAATCTCCGCTCAGGTCGGATGGGATATTACCCCAGAAGTTAGAATTCTGCATGGCGACAGGAAGGTTTACGCCATCGAAGGTCGAACCGAAGAGCCAAAGGGCCGCGTTGATTTCGTCGGGATCGGCTAAGTTGATCTGCGCGAATGCACCAATCTTATGCACAACGCCGCCGATGGTGATGCCCGTGTTGCGCCAGTAGTTCAACGCGGTCAACATATCGCATCCGTTGTCGGTTGATGGATCGCCGGGAACATAGCCGCCGATGGCTGAGTACAGCGAAATCACTTCGGCATCGCTCGGCACCGGCATAGGATGGCCCGCATTGGCGGCGTGCTGCATAACAGTGTGGAACATTTCCGCAGGGACGCAGCATCCTAGCGTGTCGTTAAGCAGCATCCGATACCCACCAACCCGAAGTACTGCTGTGCTATACCGGACGCTCTGCGGCGTGGGCGGCAGCTTCCCTATGGTTAGGTACTTGGTGAGCTTCAGATTGCGATCATCAGGCGGACTCGGGTTCCGACCGAGCTTCCATGTAAATTCTGGCATGTTCACCAACCTTTCCCAATCATCAGCGTGGCGATCACTTGGTAGTTGGAGTTGTTGTTCACGCTGCTTTTGACGAACCGCACCGGGAGCGCGATTACCCAGCCCCGCGGTAGGCGAACGACGGGCATCTCGCCGCCGCTCCAGGTCCAGCCCGTGTTTGCGCCCGCCCAGCTTACCCCGGCGCCAGTGACCGTGTACAGGTCCAGCCACCCGGCTGTGAACAGCTTCTGGGCTAGACCTGGCGCAAAGTTAGTGGCGACGTTGCCCGGCTTGGTCGAGGCCGGGATCACGTCCAGGCTGGAGAAGAACCAAGAGTTCCCGGCGACGACATGCGCGTAGACCGCCGTTCCCGCCAGTGCAGAGGCTGAGGTATGGTTGTACGACACCCCCGCCGCAGCGAAGTTGTCTTGAGGAAGGGCTAGCGGGGCTAGCCCCAACGCAAGCAACACTAGGAATACCGCGCGCATAGCCTACTTCTTGAGGTTGTCGATGGCGATTTGAAGATTCAGCGCCCTGGTCTTGACGTCGGTAAGGTGGTGCCGCGCTATCTGGTGAGCCCAGCCGGTGGCGGGGAAGGACACCGCAGTCCCGCGATAGGCAGGCTGGAACGCCCCTGCCGTCGCTGGCGGATTGATTTCGTTTAAGAAAGCGTTGATCGCATTTATCACAGGGACGGCATACACTTGGGCCGCAGGAGGCAGAACTTTGAGCGCTTGAAGGGAATTAGCGAAGTACGCGGTGATCTTCAGCGCCTTGATCGCGTTTGTGTCCGAAGACGCTATCTCTGCGGCGGTCTGGGTGTAAGCAGCGGGAACGTCAGCAATCGCACCCTCAAGCGGGCCTGCGATGTCGGCGGGGATCGTGTTGTTTGCGGCCAATGCCGCCACCAGCAACTCCGTAGCCGCTACGCTACCCTCCAGGGTGGTTAGGATCTGGGAACCAGTGCAGCCGGTTTGGGTGAGCATGGCAGCCGCCGCGAGTACGGCCAGAAACGGTTTCAGTTTCATTGGGGGACTCCTATTAGGATTTTTCCGCAAAACTAATTGCAGTTCCCGGCACGATAGGGGCGGTCAGGGCAGGCTCATTGAGCACCGTGGAGACGACCGTCACCACCTGCCCACTCCTGATGACCGACGCCACGACTACGTTGGCGTCCGGGTTGATACCCTCGCCGGAAACCTTCATGCCCGGTTTCAGGTTTGCGTAGAGGGCAGGTTCCGTGCGGAAGCACAGGCGCGATCCCGTAACACCATCGCCGATTGCCGCATAAGATGCACCATCCGTGACATCAACGGGGGTGTTTTGCGGAAGGTCGGCGGCTAAAGGAACGGATAGTGTAATCCCAGTCGGCGTGATGGAAGCAATCGTGGCACCTGCGGAGATAGCGTTCCAGTATTGGCAAAGGACCGATTGGCCGACCGCCAGATTCACAATCCCTGCCGGGAATGCGGCCATGTTGAAAACGGTCGTTCCGGCTGGAATCCAGCCCGGCCAGCCGAGAGTAAGCGCATTGCTTCCCGCCGGGGCATCAACGACCGTCAGCAGTTCCAAGAGGAAAGACGCCGGGACGGGGGTGGTCGCGGCCCATGTGGACCGCGTGATTGTTTTCGTTGCCGGGGCAGGAGCCGGGGGCGGGAGCGGGGTGGCCCCAGGGGCGGGCTGGCCGATAAAACCTTGCATCGGATCTGTTGGTGTGGACATTTTTACTCCTTACTTTCTTACGATTGCATTCCTAGTTGCTTCCTCAGGCCGGACTCGATCTCTCCAGCCGGTCCATGGACTACGTTGACCGTGAGTATCGAGGGCTCCGCCCACTCGGCATTGACTTCAATAGTCACGAACATCACCCTTGTCTTGATATTCCAGGCGGCTGGCCCCGTCTCCGTGACGGTCCTGCCGCTCGCCGTGAGTTGAGCGAGTAGATTATCTACCTGTGCCCGAGTTACCGGAGCGATGTCAAACGACGGGTTGTTCATAGTGCTTCCTAACAGCGAATCCGTCTACACTACCTCGCCGTAGATAACCTGACCATTGTAAACAAACTTAAAACTTTGTCCGAACCCCAAACTAGCAGCGGCCATCTGCACAGTATAGGTATAGGGATCGGTAGCGTGTTGCGGCCCGTAAGTCCCGTCGCTGTTTGGGGCTGGTATGGCATAGGTGTTGGCGGGGCTTGTCCCCCAGATCGTTGGAACACCAATGGGGCCTGGAGTAAATATGATCGGCGTGCCAGTCGTGATGGTCGTGGCTAGCGTTGTGTCAAGCTGGAGAAAGGTTGATTGGATTGCGGTGACATGCGTGTTGCCTGGGATACCATCAGCATTGGCCCAAACGCCAGTATAAAGCCCAGCGGTTGAAGGGAAATACAGGACATAGGTACCGGCAGCGCTACCCGCATCGGTAGTCAACGTCCTCTGGCTTGGCATCTGGCTGTGAATCGCACAGATCCCCTTGCCTTGATATACGATGTCCGTCCCACCAGTGTCCTGGCGGTAATTCAAAGTCGAAGTGTATGTCGTCGCTGTATTGCAGGAGGACACGGGATTTTTCTCCTTCCCTATTCCTTTTAGGGGGTCGGGCTATGCCAGCGCCGTCTTACGCCCCTACGATACTATGAAATCGTATTTTCGTCCACCTAGAAAACTTCCATGTCGTTCGGATTATTCCACTCCTGCGATGGGTCCCAATACTGGTTCGCTTCGTCGATAAGATCATCTTCTCCTTGTTGCGACACCGGCGTGCCACTATTATTGTTCCGCGTAATCTCAAGCCTACGGCTCCCACATACCGCACACCGCATCCCTCCAGACTGGACTACTTTGTGATTGGGGTCCATCTGCGGCTGAAACTCTGTCGGGTCTATGTTCTTATCCTCGACTGTGTTGGCCCACCATTCGTTCTGACAGTTCTGGCACTTTATCACATAGACGGCATCTTCTTTTGCCAACTTCGCCTTCGGCGCGATCATCCCCAGGCTGTCGTTCCAATCTCCTTCGTGGGCGGTATAAAGGGCAATCATCGCCGCCATATTCTCGTCATCAAACTCATCTTGGTCGCCACCAGCGCTGTAGGAATCTTCTTCGTTCTTAACGAAGTTTTTCATTTCTTCCGCCAGATTGCGAGATCGGACAAAGAACAATTCCTGCTGTAGCCACCGCTTGAACGTCTGCCATAACCGGGGACGGGAAGACATATTTGTCCACCATCCTAGTTTGTTCGACATGATGTTCATCGAATCCAGGTGCTTCCAGCGGTATAGATTGGGATACCCCAACTGGTAGCGCAGCGTGCCTAAGCAAATGTCATATCGGTTGCATTCGACAGACATCAGTCCGCTGTTGTAAAGCAAACCAAGATGGTTCAGTTTATAGGCAAACCCAATAGGATCAATCGTGTTTGCCCTCCACGTTGCTACCTGATAATCTCCGCCGCCTGTCGTGCTAAACCGGATAGCGACCCCTACGCTGTAGGCCGACTTGCCGCCCAACCCCTCCGAGAGATCAGCACCTATGCAGTATTCAGCCTCCGGCATGGGCCACTCCCAGATCTTCAGCGGAGTATCGTCGTAAGTGTGATCGAGGTTGCAATCCTCCTGGTAGCAGGAATAAAACCCAGCTTCGTTCTTTGGATTGGTAGTATTACATCCGTGGAATCTTCCAGCCAGATCGAAGTCTCCCTCTGCTATCGGGTTCCGCACGTTTATATTGGCGAAGTCCTGCGCCTTCTGCCCGAATATCTGATAACCCTGCAACTGGAATGCCTCTTCGCCTGTGCTGGCCATTTCCTGTTTCAGTAACTTAGAACTCTCTTCGTCTCTGTCCGAATTCTTTCTACGATGCTCATACCATGCCAGTTGCTCGTCGGCCAACACGTATGGGTTAAGTATCCCAATCTCGCAGGTTGGGCAAATTAAACCAGATCTGTCTACCTTTTGAACGTAGCGGTAGTGATACTGTAAACATTCACTTCGCTGGCAGCGAAGCCACTCCGACTCTACTTTCTCCCTCATTCTAAACTCCGGCGTCTCAACCCTCCAGTTGACAGGCACCGGGCGGACTCTAGTTGCCTCAAAAAAGAACGGAAGGAATAGTGGATACCACTCAGCCTCATCGCTCCCCAGCAATTCCATACAGCGCTTCCAGAGTTTATGCCCGTAACGGTTGGCCCCCTTAGCCGTTGATTCCAAAATAGCAAAGGTGTTCTCGTCTTCCACAAGAGCATTCACCATGTCTTCATCAATAATCCCGCGAGCTACGTCCTCCGCATATTCCGTAAACTCAGAAACGTGTACGGCGCTTAACCTTATTCCCTGCCCGACGCCAGAAGAATTTGCTCCTCTGACGAACACCTTACTGTTTAATCCAGGATCAATGCTCCTTAAGTCTGGCTTGGGATTGTCGAAGTATAGAAGCTCGTCGGCCTTCCTCTGGGCGCACATCGGCTTCATCCACCAGGGCATATTATCGTAAATGAAGCACATGATGGGGAACAGAACATCCGAAGTATGGGCCTTGTCGTAAGAGACTACGAGGGCATTTATGTTTGTAAAGAACATCGTGCGCCAAGCTATAAGCGCCTCTATTAGTGTCGAGCACCCTAACTGCCGGGCTTTTATGATTATAATCTTTTGTGGCTGTTTCTTAGCCTTCATTTCAAGAACTTTTTCCAATATAAGTTCCTGGGCCGGTAACAGCGTAAGTAATTGATTTCTTAGCTTTTTGGTAGTGATCCAGAAGTAGTTTCTGGCCGCATACACGAAGTCGTTCCGGCAGTGTTCGAGTTCGCGGAGGATGACCCTGACCTCGGATGGGGTGAGGTTATCGGGTTGATTGAATTTATCTTCTTGATTCAGGTGCTCGATAAGCTGAGCAACCTCAAGGTCTTGGTGCCAACGGGAGTCGGCCATACACACGCCCTTACTCTGGGGTTACGTCGATCACGTTTTGGGAAGCGGACAAATTCCTTTTCTCCAACTTACGGACAAGGGACTCGAAGCTGACGGAGGTGTTATCGGTCTTGTTGCTGTTCTGCTGGAGTAGGTTGTTGGTGACAGTGACGCCCCCTGGCGGCTTGATGAGGTTCACAATTTGCAGGGCCAACTCGATACAGCGCACGTTGCCGTCTTTGATCTTCTGGCGCAATCCTATGAACGCCTCTGTGAGCATAGGGTCAATGTTCTCTATAAGATGGCGCTCTGGGATCTTGGCGATGTTCTTGCGCGTAACCTTGATGGCGGAGCGGCTGATGGAGGGGGTAGTCCCCCCAGTTGCGCCGCTCTGGTTCGTTATCCCCAGGAAACTGGGGTTTGTGGACTGATCCGCCATACATTGTTAGGAATCGCGGGGGACCTTCCACGGAGAATCATTCCCATACATGATTGGCTCTTGGATGGATACCCCGCCATCGCAGACTACCCCGGACGTGCGTAAGTTGTCCAGTTTGCATTTACCAAAGACACCGGAGTTGCTAAATAAGGAGTCTATCTCTAGCTCGGCCATAGACGCCAAAAGCTGTCCCATGGCGCTGCCCAATTTCTTCCTGCGCTCCACCTCTTCGGGATGGGCCAGATCGTAACGGTGGTGCTGCTCTATACATAACTCACTCCATCGTGTTGAAGCCTGCCGCTCCCAAGAATCTTCTGGCATAAAGTCGGCCAGGGAATACTCATCCCCGTCAAGAATCCCGGTTGCCTGGATCTCGTCCATCAGGACGCGGATCTCCTCGTCGCTCAGGGTGGTGACATCGGACTGATAGTAGCGCGTCATTCCACTCCTTATTTATTGAACTTCGATGCCGCTACCCCCGCGACCGGCGCTCCCCACTGGCTCAAGTCGTTACCTGAAGCCTGCTCGTCGGTTGTGTTCCATGGGGTGCGCTCCTCCTGTGTCCCTCGGATCGTCTCGTCTAGGGATTGCGGTGGGGGGATGGCGAACTTCGGTTCTATCTTCCGGCGCTCAGAGGTGTAGCGGGCATTGGCTTGCGCTGTAATCTCGTCCAGCACTCGCTTCGGGTTCATGTCCGCATCGGACGTGGACACTACCACACTAACGCATTCTGCTGGATCGGACACCCCCGGCTGTGCGTAACTGATCTTTACTGTCGGCATGTAGATGCCGCCATTTCGAATGTCGGCAAAGCTCTCCCCAGGCCCTCTCTGAATGCTTCGGGCCAATGTGATTGGGGCTTTACACCCAAGAGGATGGACTTGCAGGGTAGCTGGGAGGTTCTTGCTGTAGTGCTCAAACATCTCCTCTTTAGTGAAATTCTCTAGGAATCCCACCGTAGGCTGTTTGGGCTTGAATCTCTCCGAGACGTCGGCAGCGTCCCTCGCCGTGGGGAGGATGATGGCTGGGTCTGCGGGAGGAAGCTCTTGTCTGGATACAGACTCGATTGCCGGGCTGGTAGTGGTTCCCGCCACCTCCAGCGCCATCGCAAACATATCTGCGAAGTCGTCCATCTTCGCTATGAGATGGTCCGCGAAGGCTTCTACGGTTTGGAACTTCTGCCCTGCTTTCAGGGTTCTAAGGATGATGGGTTTGAATTGTTTGGGGGTCATTCCAACTCCAGAAACTCGCGGGTCAACGCTGCCTTCGCACACTCCAACATACCTATCATTTGCGACAGGACGCGAGGAGAAGAAGTGCTCCAACAGAGATCGCCCGTCTCGTCGGTCCAGATGACCATAACCCTTGTCGGCTCGGCTTTTCCGAACTCTTCCAGACAGCCCATCAGAGTCTCAGACGGGGATCGCGTGGCTACGGTCTCACTCATAGAACCTCATCGTGCACAGCAAATAGAAAACCGTCGAGTCTTCCTTCTGCTCGCATATTGGAGAAAGTTCATAGCTTACTTGAAAACTACTATGCGGGATACGGACCACGTTACCACTTTTTACGTCTAAGATAGACACGCCATGACCGTCATTAAACTGGACAAACCCTTCGGGTAGGTATTCGTTTTCAACAATCTTCAGATCGGTCAGGTCACCCATGTCACTCCATTCCCAAGTGCGGTAGCGCCGCCTGTTCCGCGATCCGCCCTTCGGCTATCTCCTTAGCCCTCTCGATACCAACAGAGGGGTCTTCGGCTAGGACCTGCGCCACTTCCCAATGCAGGCTGGCGTCCTCTTCTTTGGTGTAGTCCACGCCCGCTTCCGTCTCTCTCGGCTTCACTACGACGCCAACGAAGCGATCAATCGAGTCTCGGAGCTTCGCCACTTCAATAGCGATGGCCCCGGCTGCGTTGCCATGCCCTGCGATGAGTTTGGGGATGTCGCTCAGATCCTTAGCGACAGAGGAAAGGGTCTCGACGGCCTTACAGAACTGCTCCTGGACTTCGATCTGCTTCTTTCGGCTGCGGTACATCCAATAGCCGCCAACGGCCAATGCCACTAGGAAAAGGCAGAAGCAGAACGTACCAAAGATGGCCAACAGAATTGTTTGCATTTTCGCCCAACATCAGTGTACTGTGGATTTATGGATAGCACAATCCCCACTCCCAAGAAATTAGGCCGTAAAGCCCTGCCAGAAGAAAAGAAACGAGTGAGGATTGGATGCAGGGTTTCTCCCCAAACTATGTCTTTCCTATTAGAAAAGACCGCCGTTCAAGGTTGCAGCATGGGTAAGGTTATTGATTTTGTGGCGGAAGCGTGGCTCAAGGCTGAGCGCCCACAGCCGTTACAAAGCGAGTGAGCCGCGTCTTGCAACTTGCCCAAGGCTGTTTTCAATAGCAGCTTGGCTGTGGCCGTACCAATCCCCATCATCTCCGCAATCTCCGCAGGCTCCATCTCCTCATTCCCATACGCCAGATCAATCGACTGCCTCTCCGTCTGTGTGAGATGAGCGTCTGACATGATGGTGGAGATTTCTAACTGTATGGATTCTAACTCGTTATACGTGTCGGCCCGATCAGACGAAAAAAAAGAGTCAGTGTAGTCCTGACTCAAGTATTCGTCGCGGAGGCTGGGGTTCGAGCTTCCTCTCGCCGTCTGCCCCTTTGGCGTCCCCATTGAAACGAAGCGCTCTCGGTAGAGCATCGTATGGGTTTCGCCTGGGGCTAGGCGCGTTATCAAGTGTTGGGATCGGAAGAAGTCTAACACCCGGCCCCCTACGCGCTGGACAGCCCAGATCCAGAAGGAAGCATAGGGGTCTTTTCGTGTTTCGTTGGCCACAACCCCCAACACTGGCGACCAGAAAATTACGAGGTCAGCCACCCGATTAAGTTTCTTTTGGAAGGCTTGAAGGTCAGGATTGTAGGATAGGCAGCAGCGCCACAATGCCAGTCTCGCCTCGGATCTGGCTTCTTCCTGATAGGTCAACGCCCCTGATACGCGATAGCTCCAACAGAGCCTTTCGGCTACCCTGTCAGCTTGAGCCATGTGCTTATCAAAGAGTGTTTGGGGCTCCACCAGCATTAAGCATACATCGAACTATAATTCCTATTCAAGTCTTATCCTTGAACAAAAGCCCCATCTGTGGTTTTTTCTTGGCCTTCGCCGGAGGGCCGCTGCTTTCTTGTTGCACACTAAGGGTAGGCTGCGACCGCGCCCGCGCTGCTTCGGTTATTATAGCCATAGCCGCATCGCGCCGCCACTTTTCATAGGGGACTGCCCTTTCATCGGCGGGCGCATCCCATCCTTCATCAGTCCATTTCAAAGCGCAAGCACCCCTTCGGCTTCGTCCATGTATTCATCCCACGTCTGGCACTTCAGAATACGCAGCGTCTCGGGGTGGTAGTAAAAGCACCGGCCCCCAGTCACGCTGTCAGCGCTGGCAAGGTATTCGTTCAAGATGTACTCGTCCATCGCGTCCAGTTTCAGCGCCTTATAATAAGGTTGCGAGACGCGAATCAGCCATTTGCCGATAGGTACGGCAGTATCCCCGGTGGGCCGAAGAAAACGGACTTTACCTGCGGGATGGTCTTCAAACAGGCTGGGGTCGTCTTTGGCTGGCATGTCTCTGGAACCACTCCCCAAGTGCTTCCGTGGTTTGTGCGGCATTCCCTTGACAGATCTCCAGGTGCTTCCTCGTTAGAACCGTAGCGTAGTCGTCGCCAACCCCGCCGTCCTCTGCGCTCAAGTTCAGCCAGTATCCACAGCGCGTACACAGCACTCGTCGCGGCTCATCACAGTAGCCGTGGTAGAGGGTCGGGTTGATTTCTAGTGCTTCCATGTCTGCATCCAGACTTTCTTAATTCCATCCTCGCTTGTCAATTAAGAAATGTCAAGACTAAAGCTACTTAACCCGGTGTATCTGCTTTTCGATCATCGACAGGATTTGCTTTCTCCCCGACGACCTGCCAACTACCCATCCAAGCCAGAAGGCATATACAGCTAACTGGACGGCTACGGCGATCCATTGTGGCGTGCTCATTGCTGGTTCACCACATACTGCCCGTCAGCATTCTTGACTACGGAACTTAGATGCCACGATGCTTGTTCGAGTTTCGCAAACTCGTAGCCCTTGTATTGGTGGACGCACAGCATGTTGAAGGAAACAACGCCGTAGGCCAACTCCCCTTCCTTAGCTTTGTTCGTCAACTTGGGGAAGTGGTAGTACATTGTGTAGCCCAAAGACTCCACCAGTTTCATCAGTTCGGCGGCGCGGCAGGGCCGTCCATATGGATTGTTCGCGTCTGGGGGGATGGCCTCGAAGTTATTCTCCAGGTAGAGGTACGGCTGATCCCGTTTGATTGTTTCCAGCGCCCCTTTGACAACATGGATCTCCATGCCTTCGGTGTCGGCGATGATGAGGCCAACGTCTTTTTGCTTTAGATAATCTAGGGGTATGACTTGAACTGGGGTTGTGTTGTCCTGGCTTGTCCAGCCCAAGAGGGAAGCGCCTCCTACGTTCCCCGGCTGTTCCGGGTTGAGGACGGGGCAATACATATTTCCAATCTTCTCTCCAAGCGCTTTGCAGCACGGTAAGCATGAGCCGCAGTTCTGTATATTTTCCCATAGCAGTTCGTACTCAATCGGGTTTGGCTCAAACGCGCTAAGCTCCTTAGCAGCCTTCCCGACCGGCACCGCGATGGCCCCGATGTTCGCCCCGGCCAGTATCACATTTCGATCCTTCGCCAGCACCTTAAGAAGATCCACTTCGTCTGGCGAGTATTCTTCATACAGATCTAGCACGTCGCCGATGTAGAGGCTGGTGGTTCGGAAAGTCAGGTGGCCGTTGTACGTGTCTTTCGTTTTAAGCATATTTCCTCCTACGCCGATAGTACTACCGGCTTCGCCTTGTAAACGTCTTCGACCGACTCGTGCCGCCACTTGCCGCCCGTGCGAGTCTTATACTCACAGTTATTCAACACACCCGCGATTGCGCGATAGCTCGCCCCTTTTTCACGTTCACGCCTGATTAGCCTGATAAGGCTCTGCTCCCGCAGATTGGGGATCAACTGCTTCCCCTCGCCCAACTCAAACCCGAACGGGATGTTCCCCACCCGCTGCCCCTTCGATTTCTTATACGCCAGTGCCGCCTTCGTCCGCTCGGAGATCACTTCCCGCTCCCATTGGGCCACGGCACCCATGACGTTAATCACAAGACGGCCCGCTGCACTCTGTGTGTCAAGAGACTCAGCTAGGGATACGAGCGCCACTCCATGTTTATCGAATAGGGCCAGAAGGTGCGCCAGATCCCCCACGCTTCTGGTCAGCCGGTCCAACTTCGCGATGATGACGACATCGACTTCGTGGTCCTCCACCATCCGCTGAATCTGTTGGAAACCGGGACGGTTGAGATCCTTGCCGGATTCCTCGTCCGTTACCAGCGCTACAAGCTCGTCTCCTCGAACCACACACATAGCCTCGATCTTGGCCCTTTGGTCCTTCAGGGAGACGCCGTTTTCTGCCTGATCTTTAGTCGAAACCCTACAGTATGCCGCTGCTTTCATCATCACCTCCAGTCCGTATCAAGACTTATTGTGCCACGAAAACTAACAACTTAACCCACCAACCGAATTAAGTTATTTGTCTCGCGCGTCCAGGAGCCCACGCAGGCCCGCCAAACCGAGTTCTGGTCGGCCTGGAGTTGGGAGGGGGTCATAGAGCCCCCAATCGAATCAGCGCCTCTTCCATGAGCCAATCCGTCAATCCCTTCCACGCCCCGTCCTTGTCTGGTCCGTCGCTGTCCAGGTATACTTTCACTGCTTCCTGTTCGCGGACGCAGCGGGCGAGTTCATCCTCAATCTCCGCCATAGAGCGTTCCTTGGTCTCGCAATTTCAACGCGGCTTCAAGATTCCGGCAAGCTTGGTTGTAGTAAGATTCTTTCAATTCGGCCCCTACAAACCGACGTCGTTCCTCCAGTGCCACATAGCCCTCCGATCCGATCCCGGCAAACGGCGAAAATAAGATGTCTCCGGGGTTGCTCCATAGTTCAATCGCACGCCGGATCACTGTCAGTTGAAGCGGGCAGATGTGCCGGGAATCGTCGTCTTCGCGAGCGCTGGTGCGCTGTAGCGTGTCGCTCGGATTGATGTCGAACCAAACCGGCGAAGCGTAGCGCTGCCAGACATAGTGCGAATACTTGTTCACTGCCGAACCGATCTTTTTTTCGGCCTTGGGTTCGTCTTCGGGCCGTCCAATCCAGCGGTTGAAGCCCGAAGGGGCATGCGGTATTGGCTCGGGATTGTCGCCATCCTTGCGCATCACTACGAGATAATCGGGGCTTCCGACTCGGCAGATGGCCGAATCCTTCACAAGTTGTTTGTGCATCAACCCGAGCGCCTTGGTCCGCGTGGCCTCGATCAGTGGATCTTTCCAAATCACCACCTCGGAATGGTGGATGAAATCGTACTTCTCAAACGCCCGGATCAGATCGCCACGAAAGTCCTTCAGCCCAATGTATCCGTCGCGCTCCTTCATGGCTGGGATCTGCATGCAGTGGAATGCGACCAGCCGACCGGGCATCATAATCCGGTGAAGTTCGCGCACCATGAAATCGAATCCGGCAAAGAACTCCTTGTAGTCGCGGACATTGCTCATGTCCTGCTGCGCGTCCGTGTATGAGTACAAGGAACCAAACGGCGGGGAAAACACGCTCATATGAACACTGTCGTTGGGCATCCCGCGCATTACTTCAACGCAGTCGCCCTGGTAAATGGCGTACTCTTCCGTAATCACTTGGTTTATTACCTTCACGCCGTTTGCGATATCAGCCATTCCGGAATCTCCATTTCTGTTTCGTGGTCGTATCTCGTTGCCTTATGCCGCGCGGCAAGCTGCTCCTCGCGCATGGCGACATTCATCTCTTGCTGTAGTTCTTCGTACTGCGCTTCCTTGCGCCGGATGGTCGAGAGTACGCCGCCCTCTGTTTCGGCCACTATGATATGGGCGTTGACGGGATGCGCCTGCCCGAAGCGCCAACATCGGCGGATCGCTTGGAACATAGATTCAAACGAATACGAGAGGCCGACGAAAGCCATATTACAGCAGCACTGAAGGTTTAAGCCGTAGCCGAAGATTTCAGGCTTACTGAGCAGCCAGTGGATGTCTCCATCTAAGAATTGGACTACTCCGGACTCTTTCTTTTCCTGCGAATCAGACCCGCGCACTTCGACGACTTCAGGGAGCGCCGCCCGCATGGCGTCGGCTTCGTAGTTCGTGTTGCACCAGATGATCCACTGTTCGTCGGGCTTCTCTCGTACAAGTTCTGCAACCTTACGCGCCCGGTCGTCGCAAGTCAGACGCATCTCTTTGTGGAGGCCCGTCGCGCTCATGTCCGGGCATCTGAAAAGCATCCCATCCGTGCTGATGCTTTGGTCTACTTCCACGATGTGCTCTTGGAGGTGCAGGGGCGGTAGATTGAATCCTTCGTCGTCGTATCCAAGGTCGGATGGCTTGAGTAGGCAGACGGCCCACGAAGCTACGAACTTCCAGAACGGTCGGCGTCCATGCCCCTTGAGCGACCACTTGGCCGTCTCGCCGCCATCGTGCTCAAAGAACATCGCCAGCATGGCGGAGCGCCGCATCACGTCCAATAGTTCGGCGTGGGTTCCCAGTTCGGCGTGGTCGTTCGGGCTCGGGGTCGCCGTGGAGCAGAGCTTGAACGGCGTTTCGGCTAGTTGTTCTATCAGGTCTTTGGTTGTCTTTGAGGTCCAGTCCTTGATACAACTCGATTCGTCCATCGCCACGCCAGCGAATGAACGCAGATCGAACAGCCCCATGCGCTCGTAGTTTGTGACGTTGATCCCGGGCCGCACGTCGGACTGATCGCGACAAAGCGTCACCGCGATGTGGAACTTTGCGGCTTCCCGTTTGAACTGCTGCGATACTGCCAGTGGGGCCAGGATGAGTGTGTTGCCACCCGTGTGCAGACAGACGTGCCTGCACCACTCCAACTGGATCGGCCCCTTGCCAAGCCCCGTGTGCGCAAAGACGGCCCGCTTGCCGCCGCGTAGCGCCCATCGGCAGATATCCCGTTGAAACGGAAACAGCATCGGGTTAATATCTGATTCTGCTACCTCAAATCCGCACGGCTCAGACAAGATACGTTTCGATGCTAGGAACTCAGCGTAGTTCATCGTCCTCCCCCCCCACGCAGGCGCGGCGCACGGCATCCTGGTCAGACTGGAGCATTGCCTGCGTCATGAGCCGTCGCCGTAGCCGTAGCCGGAGCCGGAGCCGGAGCCTTCGCCGGAGCCGTCGCCGTCGCCGTAGCCGTCGCCGTAGCCGTAGCCGGAGCCTTCGCCGTAGCCGTAGCCGGAGCCGTCGCCGTAGCCGTAGCCGGAGCCGTCGCCGTAGCCGGAGCCTTCGCCGTAGCCGTCGCCGTAGCCGTCGCCGTAGCCGGAGCCGTCGCCGCGATGCCTAGCGACGATCTTCGATAAATCGCTCATACGTCGCCTCTGCCATCTTGGTCGTCGGGATGAACTCAATTACGTTCGTCAGGTAGACTTCGCCAGTCTTGTTCAGCCTGCCGCCAGAAATCCCGTTGTTTGCGACCGCCGACAGCGACAAGCCGCCACCTTCCCACTTCCACAGTCGAAGCGCATTCTCCAGCTTACATTCCATGCCATCGACGTACACCACATCGCCGATATGCACTCCGGCGCTGTAGGTCCGCACAAGGCAGCGTTTGCCGAGCATCGGATGCACTGGTTTGGGGTTGATCGTTGGGCTTGTCGCGAACATCGCAACCAGTTCGCGGGCCTGCTTGATGGTCAGATCGTCTATGTTCATTTCTGTCCTTTCATTTGTTTCGCATCCTGGTCAGAGAGCAGGGTCGCGTGGGTCATTTGCCAGCCACCTTTTTCCAGCACGCCAGTGAGTTGCGCCACGTCTCACGTTCGTAGGGTGTCTTTACGTGCCGCTCGGCCCATCGCAGGATTCGGCGTTGTGCCAAAGCGCGCTTCCGTTTCGCCACCTTGAAAGCCGAGAGTTGCGCTGCCTTGATAAGACAGTTCTCACACATCTCGTCGGTGTCCTTGTGGATGTCGCACGCGGGCGTTCCGTAGTCCCCGGTTTCTCTATCTCCGGAACTAAATTCCGTACAAGGCTTCACATTGCGCCGCATCTCTTGAAGTTTGGCGTGCTGGCGGTAGAGTTCCTCGACGGCTTCCAGCAGTCGGTATGTCGCGGCAGGATCTACTCTCATCTTCCCTCCTCCTCCCCCAACTACACATCATCAAGATCATCAAGGTCATCACAATGGCTCTCTGGGATGCAGTCCTCATCTGAGGCCGCACCACAGTAAGGGCAGCGCCCCTCGTCGTCGTAGGGAAACTCTGGCGCGTCCATCGAATCACGCATCCGTTTCTCGCTCATCGCTCATACCCAGGCCCGATACCAAATGTAGCGGCCCACGTCGTGAGCGCATTGACGCACGACAAGAACCTTGTCGCCGATATGCGTCCACTGATGTTTAGGTATGGGATTTGCTTTCGTCATCGCGTCCACCCCCACAGTTCCGCAACTCTCCGAGCGGTGCGGTATCGCCAGCCGAGCGACTTCGGATCGGCAATGA